TCATAGCGTATGATTGGGGTGCAGCATTCAAGTACATCTGGAGGTGGCACTACAAAGGCAAGCCTATCCAAGACTTAGAGAAAGCTAAGTGGTACATAGATAAGATGATTGAAACACTGAAGGAGAAAGATGAAATATACGACAAAAATAAAACAAACTGATGGTACTTATCACTATCGTTTCAGTCCACCGAAGGATGCTAGGCTCTCTGGTGTATGCAAGAGCAAGACATTCAAGGATGGTAGAACTGCACGATTTGAGATACCTAAGTTCATAAAGATTGTCGATGACTTTCGTAGAGGACAGATAGTGGCAGGTAACTTGAGCATCAACAGTACACTGCGTCAGGTACTCGCCTACTACTACAGTACAGGACAGTTCAAGTCTCTGTCAGCACGGACACAGAAGACATACACGTATGGTCTCAACAAGATATGCGAGAGTAAGTTCTTTAGTAGAGAGTTAGGAGACATCACACTAAGATACCTCACTGTTGCCCACTGCTCAGAATTATATGAGTTGTGGGCGAGAGGTGGAGTGGACAATGCCAATCAGCTATCCAGAATATTCTCTGTCGTATTAAACTTCTGTCGCAACCTTGAGTTGATTGACTCAAACCCAATGGCGAGAGTAAAGAAGCGTTCACATGAGCCTCGCTCAGTGACTTGGACTAAGGAACAGGTGGAGTTATTCATAGAGACTGCCTTCTCCCAGTTCAAATGGAGAAACATAGGGCTACTCGCCCTCCTATGCTACGAGTGGGGGCAGAGACCGATAGATATAAGACTACTCAACTGGGGTTCAGTTGACCTAGACAACAAGATGGTGACAATTAAGCAGACAAAGCGTGGTGCTACTGTCCAACTACCACTAGAAGATAAGCTACATGAGTTACTCACCCAACAGAAAGAGGATTGGGGGTGGCAACAGTATGTAATACCTCATCAGAGGCCGAATAATGGGGGCTACAGTCCGATTAAAGATATTCAGGTATCAACACTAGCCAATGAGGTAAAGTCTGCCTGTGAGCTTCCTTCAGCCTTACAGATGGGAGACCTTAGAAAGACTGCGATAGTGGAACTGATTGAGAGTGGTGTTGACCAACTGGCAATCATGTCTGTGACAGGGCATAGAAACGTACAAAGTTTGAACCCTTACAACAAACACAACCTAGCTACTGCAAAATCTGCACTAGATATGAGAAAAAGTTCTTGACTTATGTTTAATAATACATATAATAGTAGGAGAAGGAGAAAAGAATGAGTGATAATCCCCATCAATCGTGTCCATATACCGACTGTGGTTCATCGGATGCTTTCAACTGGAATGACGATGGCTATGGGTTCTGCCACAGTTGTGGGGAATCTTATCCATCAAAGAATAAACGAGATGTATTTAACTGGGTGGCTGACTCCTACCCACTGAAGAAGAGAGGGAACGTAATGACTACAGAAGTTAAAGGAATGACTTACGATAACATCAGAGGTATAGACCCTGATGTGTGTAAGGTCTATGGGATACAGGTGCAGACAGGTGCTAATGGTGAACCTGTAAGGTATGCCTACAAGTATCCACACACTGTCAAGTACAGAGACTACAACGATAAGTCTAAGACTTGGATAAAGGACAAGGGTGTTGGCATGAACCAACTGTTTGGTCCTGAGTTCAACTCCAACTCCTCCAACAAACTGTATATTACAGAGGGAGAGTTTGATGCTGCAAGTTTGTATCAGATACTTGGACAGAAATACTTTGTTAAGTCTCTCCCCTCTGCTTCTATTGGTGAGAAGTTTATCAAACAAAACTATAAGTACTTGGATTCATTCAAGGAAATAATATATGCAGGGGAACTGGATGACGCAGGTAAGCGTAGTGCCGAGAGAATATACGAGGCATTTCCTAGCAAGTTATACTATGTTCCAATGTCTAAACACAAAGATGCGAATGAGTTCCTCATGGCAGGTGATGGAGAAGAATTGAAGTGGACTGCCCTCAAACCACAACGATACTCTCCAGATAATTTCTTCTGCTCAGATGAGGAGGTCACTCAGTCCATCCTTAACGAAAATCCATACGACTACACTCCGACAGGACACACAGGTCTGGATGATAAAATTCGTGGGATTGTTAAGGGTGGGCTGACCTTTATTAAAGCACCGAGAGGTACAGGTAAGACTGAAGTTATACGTTACTTTGAGACAGGCTTGTTGCAAAACCCTGACACACGTATCGCACTCCTTCACATGGAAGAGATGCGAAGCACAACGTACAGGGCAATGGCAACGTACCAGTTAGGAGTTAACGTAAGGACTAAGGATGATGCTAAGGAGAATGGTATCTCCGAACAACAGGTGATAGAAGCTGCAAAAGAGGCTACTCAAGGAGAACGCACTATAGTATTCGAAATGCGTTCACATGATGACCCTCTCAAATTGCTTGAGTATACTCGACTTGCAGCTTCTGTCTACGGAGCAGAATATATATTCGTAGACCACGTACAGAGGTTGGCTTACCTCAGTCAGACAGGTGTAGATGGTGCTACATCTGTACTGACATCTCTTGGTGCTAGGATGGCACAACTTAGTAAGGAACTTGATATAGGTGTTGTATTTATATCACAGGTCAATGACGATGGACGCACAAAGTATGCCTCATCTCTTGAGGAGGAAGCAATCATCTGCATAAAGATTGAGCGAGACATAGAGAACGAGGACGAGATAGTTCAGAACACAACAGAGTTTGTTGTTGATAAGAACAGACCCTTTGCTAAACTTGGCAAGGCAGGTAAGGTATACTATGACCCTGAGACAACACTGTTGACAGAGGACAGTGACAGTAACAATGACAGGATGGTAGCATGATAATATTTGATGTAGAAGCTAATGGTCTTATTGATAATGCGACAAAGATACATTGCCTATCTTACATCTCTATGAATAGTGACGATACTGTAAAGACAACCTGTGACTATGATGAGATGCGAGACCTACTCCTTTCTCAGGATGGGTTGGTAGGACATAACATAATAAGATACGATATACCACTACTTAATAAGATACTTGACATTGACATAAAGGCTAGACGATTTGACACACTGCCTATGTCTTGGGTTATAAACCCATCAAGAGTACGTCATGGGTTGGATAGTTTCTTCCCGGACTTTGGAATAGAAAAGCCGAAGATAGAAGATTGGGATGACTTATCATTGGGTGACTATGTGAACAGATGCGAACAGGATGTCAGGATTACACAAGCATTGTGGTCTAACATATTGAAAAGGTTTATGTTTTTGTACAAGGACAAACTTGAGTTGGATAAGTTCTTTCGTTACCTTGAGTTCAAGATGGACTGTGCTAACGAAGCAGAGCAACAGGGTTGGAGGCTAGATGTTGAACTAACGAAGTCCTCCATAGAAAAACTGACCAAGCTACAAGAGGAGAAGATAGCTGAACTTACTGAGGTTATGCCTATGCGTAAGCTATACAAGGTTCAGACTAAACCTAAGGTCTCTCACAAGAAGGATGGTTCACTGTCCTCCAATGGTACGAAATGGTTTGACCTTCTAGAAGAGCATGGTCTACCAAGCACCTACGAGGGTGAGGTAACAGTTGTTAAGGGAGTAGAAGAAGCTAACCCTAACTCCACCGACCAAGTAAAGGAATGGCTCACATCTTTGGGTTGGAGTCCATGTACCTACAAGTACAACAAGAACAAGGAGACAGGTGAAGAGAAGAAGGTAGAACAGATACGTAAGGGTGGAGAACTTACAGAGTCAGTGAAGCTACTGATAGAGAACAACCCTGCAGTTGGAGTTCTTGATGGTCTCACTGTGATACAACACAGGCTAGGTATCTTCAATGGTTTCATTGAGTGTCAGCAGGATGGCTACGTAAGGGCAGAGATAGATGGACTTACTAATACCCTCAGGTTCAAACACAAGAAGCCTCTGGTCAACCTACCTAGTGTAGAGAAGCCTTGGGGTAAAGAGATTAGGAGTTGCCTTGTAGCACCAGAAGGTTCTGTATTATGTGGTGCTGACATGACCTCTCTTGAAGATACGACAAAGAGACACTACATGAAACCTTATGACCCACGATACGTTGCTGAGATGTCACGAAAAGGTTTTGACCCACACTTAGACTTAGCTAAACATGCAGGGTTTGTAACACAACAAGACATAGACAAACACCAGAGAGGTGAGATAGATTTGAAACCATTAAGAAAAGATTTTAAGGTGGTTAACTACTCCGCAACCTATGGAGTTGGTGCAGCAAAGTTGTCAAGAGAGACAGGAATGAGTGTGAGTAAGGCAAAGAAACTTCTTGAGGCATACTGGAATAGGAACTGGTCAGTCAGGAAGTTCTCAGGAGAACAGAAGATACGAAAGATTGGTGATGAGATGTGGATACAGAACCCTGTTAGTAAGTTCTGGCACTCACTAAGGTACGAGAAAGATGCCTTCTCCACCATCAATCAAAGCACAGGCTCTTACTGCTTTGACAAGTGGGTAGCCTTCTACCGAACCAGACGTACTAATATTGTCGGTCAGTTCCATGATGAAAGTATCAACGTGGTACGAAGAGGAGAAGAGAACGAGCATACAGACGCATTACATTGGGCGATAGACAGACTCAATGAACAGTTAAAGCTGAACGTCAGGCTAGGTATTGATGTTCAGTATGGAAATAATTATGCAGAAGTACATTAATACTTGCATTATTATAAATCGTAGTATATAATATTAACACATTAAATAAGGAGATGAATATGGCTACACGAAAAGTTATACTAACTGGTATCGGTGAATGGGCGAAAGTCTTTGAAGAGAACCGTGACCTTGAAGGTTTTGAAGGTGCATACAAGGAGTGCGATGGTGCTTGTACTATCGACATGATTCTTGATGACGCTAACATGAAGCTTCTATCTACTTCAAAGTCTATGAAGAAGGGTTCACCTGATGCTGATGGACGAGGTACGAGAGTACGCTTCCATCGTAAATTCAACACAGGTAGGGATTGGGATAGTGGCGCACCCACAGTTGTAAGGGCTGATGGTTCTAAGTGGGATTACACCGAAGATGGTGTGATTGGCAACGGCTCTACTATCCAAGTAACACTGTCAGTGTATGACACTAGCCGTAAGGCTATAGTTGGTACACGACTAGACAGGGTGAAAGTCCTTGAGCATCTCAAGTACGAGAGAGATGACGAGGATGTAGAGGTAATCTCTGCACCTACTGCAGTAACAGGTGGGGATAATGTCAAGGAAGTTATGTTCTAAGATACCCAAACCTAGAAACCTTGAGGCTAGAGCATTACGTAGCTCACAGTATAGCCTCAAGGTTATACCTAATAAACTTAAGAAGATATTTAGAAAAAGAAAACATAGGTTAGGGAATGCAAATGAAAACGATTGACACTCTTGTAAGAGATATTTACAAGACACTACAAGGTAGAGGCGATTGGAATGGCTTTCGTGGTAATGGTCTTGGTGTTAGCATTGGCACTGCAGCTAACCAAAGGTTCAGCAAACCACAAGAGCCTAGAGGATACCTATCTCTTTCCTCTGTTGGTACTCCCTGCAAGCGTAAGCTTTGGTACAAAGTAAATGATACGAATGCAGGAGAAGAACTAACTCCTAACACACTACTCAAGTTCTTCTATGGAGATATGATAGAGGAGTTGATACTAGAGTTAGCCTTAGCCAGTGGACACAGTGTCACAGGGCAACAGGATAAACTAAATGTTCATGGTGTTAAAGGAC